AGGCATAATAACACGCTCTTCGTAGACCATCATTGCTAGGTCTTCATAGTGCTTCTTGCCAACAGATACAGTTTCAGTTCTAATTCCTACCGCTTGAAGCTCTTGCTGGATATCAAATGATTGCCAACGGTCAAAGCTAACTGATCCAAGGTTAAATCCTTGTCTTCTAAGGTTTTGAATCCATTGCTTTACTTCAGATAAATTAACTGGTCCCTCAACTTTTGGTTCCCACCAAACAACAGCATCAACAACAATTATTGGTGCAACCTGTTCATAATCTTTAATAATTTTAAGATTGACCCATTTATCCACATGAGCAATGGCAACCGCACACTTGTCGTGTTTTTGTGCAAGGTCAGCATGAACAAAATAAATTTTGTCTTCGTCTGGCTTAAAAGATTCATCAAACCTTTTATATGAATCAATTGGGTTTCTTGTAGTCATGCATTTTTCAAGCTTATCTTTTTGCTTAAAGAAAGCATCAGATGAGTATGTTGGAACACAAGCAAAGCGTTGCATTGCATCACCTAAGTCAGTAAAAAATGATGTCTTAAAATCTTCTATCTTTCTTGTTGGGTTTACTACCCATGTTGGTCTTTTTAATGCAAATACTCCAGGATATTTATAAGAGATGATTGTATCTTCGTCCCAAAAAATCTCTAAACTATTTCCTTCAAGGTCTGCTGGGAAATCAGGGTTCATTACAAACTTATGTGTTTTTGTTATAATCTCTTTTTCCATAATTGCTGCTTCATATTTTTGAGATATAAAGTCCCCTGGAAAACGGGGAAAAGAAAGTAATGCAACCTTTCCTAGATCAGGAAAACGAGAGTCTACTGATGCACGAAATGCTTTATAGATATTATCAGCAGTCTTTCCTTGATCATTTGATGTTCCAACTTCTTGTGCAAAACCAGAGATTTCATCAAGTACTGCAACAATAAGGTTTAATCCTTCGTGAGATTCTCTTTCTGAGTGGCCAGAGTAAACAGTAATGGCATGATCAAACTCAATGCTTTCAGCCTTTGCATTAAACTTTCCAGCAAACCATGGTGAGTTTTCAACCTTTGTTTTAAAACCTTTAAAGAACACGTTCTTTGCTTGCTGAGCGTTAATAGCAACGTTAATAATATCAATTGCATCTCCAGAAGGTTTTCCGTAGTATCTTGCAGGTTCTTTTAAGCACAATAGTTTGTAAACAACATAGGCACAGGCTACAGTAGAAACAAAATCTTTTCCAGATCCCTTTCCAAGTTGTAGAATAATCTCATTCTTTGTGTATTTTTTATAGTATTGTCTACCTTCAGCATCACCCATTATGTCAATGATATCTTCTTCTCTGTATATCTGACTCATTGCCTCTACAATATCGTATTGAACTTGAGACAACTGTGGTTGATTTAGGTATTCTTCTCCTTCAACAAATGTTTTTGCATCTACTGGTATTTCAGCAAAGTTATTGTTTTTTAATACCTCAAAAAAATCATTGAACATCGTGGACAACTGTAATCACTTCTCCCTCTTTAGCAATTGCAGAAAGTCTGTGCATAATTAAATCACGAATTTCTGGATGAGAGGATGCAATATCTCTAAGAATACCAACAAGAACTTCTTGTCTTTTTTCTATCTCAACCATTTCTTCTGCAAGCTCTTTATTTTCAAGAAGTCCAGCCTTTTGAAGCATGTCAATACGTTTTGATTCAATATCCATAACAAGTTTAATTGCTGAGGTTTTTGCGCTAAGGTTACTTGTAAGCGATGCTTCATCAATAACTTCGTATGACTTTAAAATAAGTTTGCTGTAGTGTGCATCAGCACCAGCAAGTGCATCTTTAGCACGAGCACGAATAGCAGTGTTGTTAGATGTTTTTTCTTTCCACTCATCAATAAAAGCAACTACACGAACTCTTGGTACTGCTAACTCTTTTGAGATTTGAGTTGGATCACTGCCTTTTAGGTATTCTCCAACAACAGTATTCATCATGTCAAGATGCTTGACCATCTCTTCTTCAGTTGACATATTTTCCTTCTAGTCTATTGATTTCATCTTTAATATAAAAGATTGCTTTTTCTAAATCTTGTATGGTTTTTGCTTCATCTTTAAGCCCAGCTCTCCACAAGTACTTAAAGGCGTTGCCAATATTAAAGTTACGATGACGAGTAATTTGTATTGCTTCAATGCCAGAAGGATCAGAAGTATAATGAGCAGGATGGTTTACCTGATCTACTGTAATATTAAACTTATCACTCATCATCTTCCTCCCAATCAAAAGTATCTAAAAAATCTTTTAGGGTAAAAAGAGCATAGGAAAAACCAACTATGCCAACTACTGCGGTAGCAACTAAAACCTTTTCTAGTTTATTCATCTTTTACTTTTCCTTAAGTTAAATTTAGCCAAGTATACATAGATAGTCTCAACACTTGTTCCACATTCTTTGGCAATTTCTAATGGTGATTTTTTGTCCATTAGGAATCTTTTCTTCAGCCAAATTTCTGATGTATATAGTTTACCAGTCATGATATTATTTGTCAAATCCTATCGCTTTATTCCAGTTATTCATAGACCAATGCCCAATACCACAAGCATCAGCCACATCATTATCAGTAATAGTCTTATCGTGTATAGTGTTGATAAACCTAATAGTTCTTTCTTTTCTTAGGTTACGCTCATAGGTTTTGTACCATGATTCTGACTTACCTGGATTTTTAGACCTGATAATTAATTTTTCATCCTTGGCTATTTTTTTATTGCCAATATAGTTTTGCCAAGTTATTGGTGAAACCGTTCCTATTATTTTTGTTCCTGTTAGTCCTGCAGCACCAAGCAGTGCGCCTTGCACCAAGGCAAGATCTGCAGCAGTTTTTGGACTGTTCAAAAATACGGTATGCTCAATTACTATTGCTTCAAAACCACCATAAAAATCAAAGAAAGCTTTTGTTTTCTTGCAAGCATCCATAACTTTTTCATAGTTTGTTTTACCTTCAAAGTTAATTTTGCCTATTGCTCCCAATGTTTTTTGTTGGGTATCAAAGATAGCAAAAGCAAGACTATTAGTACTAGCATCAATAGCGCAAATAGTCTTTGGTACTATTGGCATTCCCGCTTTAATTATCTTGTTCATATTCAATAAACCCTTTTAGTTGTTTTAGCATTTTGTTAACTGACTTTTCGCTTAAATTACAATTAGGACAAAATCCAGAATCATTATAGATTGACAGACTAATGTCGCATCCACCTAAACATTTTCTTACCTTACCTTTTCTTTTTAATCTTTTTGTTGCTTGATATCTTTCAGCAATTTTTTCTTTGGTAGCCAGACCTCTGCACTCATCAGAGCAATAAACTTGATACGTAACTCTTGGAAGAAAGTAAACATAACATTCAGAGTGGCTACAAAGTTTCACTCAGTTCCTCCAGAGAAGCTATGCTGATAGTGCCTGTGCCTGCTTCTGCACATGCTGCCCTGATTGGGCATGACTTACATATTTTTGAGTTGTTGCGATAATTTTTAGTTGGGAGTGTTTGATCTTCCCATGCTTTTCTGACTTCTCGCATCCAGTCAAACGCATAATTAATCCATTTAACGTATCCATCATTTACTTCTACTGGAATAATCATTAAGTCATGATTATTTTTGTTTTCATAAATTAATGCACCCTTTGACTTACCAAGAATTTTCATGTAGATTAAAAGCTGAACCAAGTGTCCAGTCTTTGGCTTGTTAGTCTTCTTGCGATACTCATAAGCTTCGCTCATCATTGTCTTAATTTCACCAATGATTTCTTCACCCTCCCAATCAAGCATGGCATCACCATAACCAAAAATTGGGGGATCATCATGAATTACTTTAAACTCTGTAGTCTTTTCATTTTTATCATTAATGTATGTCTTTGCAATGCCAGACTTCATCATTGCATCTTGAATTCTATCGTGAGATAGAGTTCCTGCAGTCATGTTTGCTGCACTGTATGCATCTGCGGTATCTTCAAATATTGCACCATTAAATGCAAGATACCAGTATCTAGGACATTCTCCATGCCCAAATACAATAGTTGATGGAGCAAATGTTTTCTTTTGTGTATGCTTTGGACCACGCATGATTGTATAACCTGAATTGATTTTATCAATCATATGATCAGAGTTAAATATATTGTCTTGCAATAACTTTGCTTCTCTTCTTTCTGACTCTTTTAACATAACTTGCTGTAGTAAACTTTTTGTCATTTTATCCCTTTGTTTATATAAGTATAGCAGATCAACTCTTTGTTCTAAATAATGTAATCCTGTCTAACCAAATGTTTCAGTCTTCAATTGTTTTTGGCCCTTTTGAATAATTACAGATTGCACAACAAGAAACACAATTACTGAATGTATATCCTATTTCACTCTTTATCCGATCAATTCTATTAGATTTATATTCTCCAGAGATACCGCAGTACTTACAGTTATCTAAAAATAAAGATTCAGCCTGAGCATGAGATAAACTCCACTCATACCCTCTTTCACCCTTTTGATAAATATTTTAATGCAGAAACTAAGCTATTAATTGATTCTGCTGCTGTATAGTAAATATTCTTCTTTGCTCTATCATTTTTGTCAACATTGGCCATCCACGTAGCCTTAAATGCCATTTTAGCTGCAATTGCTTGGAGCCTTACTATCTCTATAGTCGCCACATTAATAGGAATGTCTGGCTTGATTATTACCTTTGCAATAAATGTTAAAGCTTGAGTAAGCTCTTCATCTTGCATATAGTCTGCTATCTCAGCCAAACCATTTACCATTTCTAGTGTTGTTTTTGTTGGTCCTGTTGATTGTTCATTCATTTTTTTCCCCTAACCATTTTTCTAACTCTATTGATGTGTTCCAGCCAAGTATGTCTTTAGCTTTATCTGTGTTTGCCAGAGTCTCTTTCAT